GTAGGAATAAACGTCAGAGCAGAAATAGAAAGCTGGGAAGCACTTATCGGAGAGGCGGCTCCTTTCTATCTTGGAGGTAAACGCTTTGGCCCGGAGCTTATGCAATTGCAATCTGTAGATGTGAGCGATGTTATCATAGACGATCTGGGCAGGATCCGCTCCGCAAAACTCCGATTAAGTTTTGAGGAATATGCAGACGAGGCAGCTAAAGCTAAACCCGGAGCAACACCGGAATCAACCTTGGACATAGGTCCAAACTCACAAGATAAGGCATCGAAAAAGCCGGCCAACCCACAACTGGCTCAAGCAACCAGCACAGGTATGGTAGTAGGTGCAAAGGTCAGGATTGTGGGCAATAACTATGCAACCGGCCAAAAGGTGCCTCAATGGGTAAAAGACAGAACACATGTTATATCAAAGGTAAGCGGAGAAAAGGCTTTGCTCGGAGCTAACGGCGGAATTAACAGCTGGGTATATCTCAAAGATCTATCTCTGGCTTAAAGGAGGGATGAGATGAGAGCAAGCGGAAACGGAAGGCCGGAGCAGTGTGCAGCCAATCTACTAAAAATCACAAGGGGAGAAGTGCCATATGACAGATTAAAAGGACTTGGCACATCTGCAATTGACGGCCCTACTATTTATGCATCCGATAATCTGGCAACGGATGCCGAATGGCTCATACGAACATATGAACCCAGAGTAGACGTCAATGATATATCAATAACCACATTAATACAGGAACAAAGCGCACATCTCCTCAACGCAGATATCAAAATCAAAAGGGGGGATGGAATAAATGGCTGATATTAATTTTATAGATGTTGACTCGGCCAAAATATATAAGACCATAATTGAGGAATTAGAAAACGGCGTAGCAGAGCCTTTATACCCCGGAGATGAACGCCGCATATTTGCAGAGGCACTTGTCCCTTTATTTGTGGCTTTATATTCAGCGGTAAACGATGCAGCGAAACAAAAGATGCTCCGTTATGCAAGAGGCGAAGTATTGGACGCATTAGCAGAACGAGCAGGAATAGAGAGATTAGAGCCGGTGCCAGCGACTACAACATTACGTTTTTCTCTCAAAGATCCACTAGAGCAAAATGTGATCATTCCCATTGGCACTCGTGTAACCGGAGATTTTGTTTTATATTTTAAGACGGATGCGGCTGCAATAATCCCAGCAGGCGAACTTTACGTCGATGTTAAAGCTTCCAGCGTCGAAGGAGGAACCATTTATAATGGCCTTGCACCGGGAACCATCAACACAATAGTCGATCTAGTGCCTTATGTTGATAAAGTAGAGAATATCACAACAACATCCGGAGGAAGCGACAGAGAAGAAGATGACTCCCTGCGTGAAAGGATAAGGCTCTCGTCCGTTATTTCATCGACTGCTGGACCTGTTGAGGCTTATAAATACTGGGCAAAGACAGCGGATCCGAACATATCAGATGTGGCGGTGGTTTCGACAAGTCCGGGTGAAGTAGAAATTATTCCGATACTTCTCGGAGGAGAGCTGCCGGATGAGGGGGTGCTCCAAAAGGTACTTGAGGTAGTAAGCGCTGATGATGTAAGGCCGCTAACCGACCATGTAACAGTGAGAGCTCCGGACACAGTAGAGTACGATATCGAACTCAAATATTATACGACGGCAGCAGATGAGAGCAGAGCAATAGAAACCATAGAAGGAGCAGGCGGTGCAATTTCAAAATATATAAACTGGCAGGGAAGCGTACTGGGCAGAGACATTAATCCGGACCAGCTCAGGAAGCTAATACTTGCTCCATCATGGGATAACAGCAACCTAGTAGGAGCAATAAGAGTTGATATAATCTCGCCGGTATATACCCCAGTCCCGGCTACAAGCGTGGCCAAGTTTTCCGGTAATTTAACGGTTACCCATGAAGTAGTGGAGGGGTGATAATATGAAACTTTCGGATGCCGATATATTAAAACTCCTCCCGCTCTTTATGAGAGATGATGAGGCTGTAAAGGCTCTGGCCAGAGCAGTGAATAAGCTCATACAAGACCCCGGAGCACGGTTTAAACAGTTAAGAGTATGGGACCAAATAGATTATATGGACCATGAGCAACTGGACGAGTTGGCATGGGAACTGAATATAGACTGGTATAGCTCAACGATGGACCTCGAAAGGAAGCGGAAGATAATAAAAATCTCTGATCAGGTGCATCGAAAACGAGGAACTAAATGGGCGGTAGAACAGCTCATCAGTGCATACTTTGGACCCGGTTATGTTCAGGAATGGTTTGAATACGGAGGCCCTCCATTTGAATTTAAGGTTTTAACTACAAACAAGACCGTAACCGATGAGATGTATCAGGAGTTTATTAAGATAGCAAAAACGACAAAGAACGTCCGTTCTCATTTGGAAGGTGTATATTACTACGGGATTTATTCGACACCATTTAGATATGGTAAAAGTATGCACTATGTAGTATTTCCATTTATTTTATGCGGCACGAAGCCAAATCGAGCATTTATAGGACAGATAAGGAAGATATCAATTAATACCGGCGCAGATTTTCAGGGAAGGAGCTTTAATTTTATCACCTGTGGGACTAAAAAGACCGGAACAACCCCAACGCCTGCTTATGTATCAGGTATGCACCAAGTGGCCGCTAAAATAAGCAATGTAATTCAAGCGCTCACATTTACTCCGGTAAAGTGTGGGACAAGGAAAACAGGAGAGGTGGTGTAAATGGCATTTTGGAAGCAAGAATTTGTCCAAAAGCGACGCATCGAATGGATGAAAGCAATCCATAAGGTGCAAGTCAAAGTTGGCAGCACTTATTATGACGGCGTAATTCAAAAAAGAGAAATCGACGGAGACACAATAGTGATACATGCTGTCTTTAGCTCCCTCGGATCCGGAACAGTGACAATAACAGCAGTAAGAGTCATTGATGTAGACGGAATAGTAGCTGCAGAGCAACTGGAAAACATTCAAAAAGCCGGTTCCCAAGGAGTTATTTTTAGATTTGAATTTCCAATCAGGGAGGAGGAGGTATAACTGTGAGCTACAAACCAACCATCTGGGTAGATGACGTGCCCGGCATTCAAGAAGGCACACCGCAAAATGCAGAAAACTTTAATAACATCGAGCAGGGTGTGTTCATAAGCAATGCACTAAATGCCGTCATGGCCCAGTTTAACCGCCTTTTACTCGACAGAATAAACGAGAATGAAGTCGTAACAATCACAGACACCATAACAGGGGCAAATACAGACAAATCCGTAGTTATTCCATCTAATAAATTGAGAAACAGGACTACCTACAATGTAACTCCTGTTATTGTGTCAACAACCGGCGGGACTGCTGGGGATATTATTGTTAGCGCAAAACAGGCCAATGGCTTCAAGGTTAAGTATACGGGCACTGCTACAAGCATCACAGTAGCTTTATATGTGCAAGGAGGTATGCTGTGATGGCCTATGTAATAATAAAAACTGACCAGCAAAAAGCTGCAGAGACCAAAGTTTTAAAAGACTTTGGAATTAACCAAAGGAGCGCAACAAAGGAGCAGCGTGAGTATGCTCAAGAGATAGCAAGGCGAACTTTAGAACTTAAAAAAGATATGGAGGCGAGGAAAATATGAAAATTATCGAAATGAATGAAGGCCCGAAGATTGATTATCAAGTAGAAGACACTAAGATAACGTTCAGGGATGAACTCATGTTAAATCTTAAAAACTACGAAAGAGACTTTGATGTGGAAATCGATATATGCCAAGATGATAACAAAATCCTTTTGGCGGGGCTTTCCAAATATTATGTTGCCCAGATATTTATTCCGGCCAGACAGTATGAAGATCCTGAAAAAACACAGCCAGTGCCTTTCAGCATGGACAATGTCACGTTGAAACTGTGGAAATTGGAGGTGTAATCGTGGCAACTTATAAAGATTTTGAACTGGCAGTAGCCCTTTTGAGCGGCGGAACCAATACGGTAATCTATGATGATGTTGGCCTTCCAAGCATTATGGTGAGGTTCGACAAAAAGCTCATATCAGAATTGATTGATGGAGGAAGCAATGGCCCGCATCCGGCATTTCTAGTCGAGGGAGTAGAAGTGCCGGCTTTTTATTGCTCAAAATATCAGAACATCGTATATAAGGGCAGAGCATATAGTTTGCCACTTCAAGATCCAGCAGCATATTACATCGATGCATCTGACAGAGGATCTGCGCCAAGCACCGGAGTAAACTTTGATAATTCAAAAATATGGTGCGAGGCCAAAGGACCCGGCTGGCATCTTATGACGAATGCAGAGTGGGCCGCAATTGCTCTATGGTGTAGAAAAAATGGATTTATGCCGAGAGGAAACAACAACTACGGGAAAGACCATAGTGCACAATGGGAGCAAGGTATAGAAACCTATGGCGGAGGTGATCCATATAGGACATACCGAGTAGCCACTGGTTCTGGACCGGTTAGCTGGTCTCATGATGGAACTCCGGCTGGAATATGGGATCTTAACGGAAATGTAACTGAATGGGTGGGCGGTTATCGTACTGTAGACGGTGAAATACAAATCATTCCTGATAATATAGCGGCAAAGCAAATAGAACAGACGGCAAATAGCACTAGGTGGAAAGCGATCCTTCCGGACGGATCTCTTGTAGATCCGGGCGCAGAAGGGACTCTTAAATGGGATTATCTATCCAAACCATCAGGAAGTAGCGGATTCCAATTCCAGCTTGTAACAACCATTACTAATATGCCTGATGATGATAATCCTTATGGCCAGAATAGCTTTGCAGCTCTTACTGCAGCAGGAGTTATGGTTCCAGAAATATTAAAGGCCCTTGCCTTATTCCCTGCGGATAGCGGAGATCATGGCGGCGATTACATTTATATGAGGAACAGAGGAGAGCGCCTTGCTAGGCGTGGTGGCTACTGGTACGGCGGTGCCAGCGCCGGTGTTTTCTACTTGAGCGGCCACTCCCGCTCCGCCGTCGGCGGCAGCATCGGCTTCCGCTCCGCTTATATTCCGGGAATCTAAAATCTGATAATCTGAAAATCTGAATCCTTTGGGAGGCTACGGCCTCCCAAAGGCTTTTGAAGGGTGACT